AACACTTCAACGAGTGCTTATAACCAAACTTTATGCGGGTATGAAAAGACCCAACTTTGAACCTCTTTTTGTTAGCACTTTATTGTGCGAACTTAAATGTCCAAAGGTGTAAATGACTAAACAATTTACACTAGATTTGAAGTTAACCCTTTCACGCCTGAAGGTGTGTAAATCGCCAATATTGGCGATTTATTTTGTTAGCATACTATAAAAATATAATTATTTTATTACCATAATAAGTAATAAAATAATATAAATATTAATAAACACTAAAAATGTGTAAGGTGTGAAAGGGTTAAACTGTTCCTAAAAACCTTATAAATCTTATATTTTGTAACAAAAGAGTAAATTTAGAAGGTTTTTTGGAACTGGTGTAAACAATAATCGTGAATAAGTTAAAGATAAATGTAGATATGTAGTAATAAAAGATGTCAATTTTTAAAATTTATGTAAATGATAGGAATTATTCAACTTGGTCAATTATAGATTCAAGTAATTTTGAAAAAAAGGATATAATAATTGATCCAGTTGAAAACAAGTTATTTTTAAATGATATATTTACATTTGAAGACAATAAATTAAAAATACTACATTCTACAGTGCGTTCAGCAACATCTATTCCAGCTGTGCTTATTTTAGTAGGAAATAAAACTTATGGGAGAGTAAATAAAAAAGAGAATGATACTTTACAAAAACGTAAAACAACAACAAATAAAAAATTATATTATAAATGTATTCCAGATGATATGAGATTACCAATATTTTTAGTACCTTATGAAATAAAAAATCTTGGATTTTCAAAAGTGTTCAAAAATTTATATGTAACAATATTATTTAATGAATGGAATGATAAGCATCCTATTGGTAAGCTTGGTTACGTTATAGGTCCAGTTGATGTTTTAAATAATTTTTATGAATATCAATTATATTGTAAAAGTTTAAATGCTTCTATACAAAAATTTCAAAAAGATACATCAAAAGCATTAGAAACTAAATCACACGAAGTTTTCATTGAAAGTATCAAAAAAAAATTTGCTTGTATTGAAGAACGAACAAACATTAAAGAATGGCATATATTTTCAATTGATCCACCAAAAAGTGGAGATTATGATGATGCGTTCAGTATTTGTGATAAAGAAGATGGAATAAAGCAAATTAGTATTTATATTTCTAATGTCACTATTTGGTTGGATGTATTAAATCTTTGGGATTCATTTTCACGTAGAATTTCAACAATTTATTTACCAGACAAAAAAAGACCAATGTTGCCCACTATTTTATCAGATTGTTTATGTAGTTTACAAGAAAATGTAACAAGAATCGCTTTAGTAATGGATGTATTTATAAAAGATAATACAATTATTGATATTAAATACAGTAATGCTTTGATAAAAGTGTATAAAAAATATTGTTATGAAGAAAAATCACTTTTACAAGATGAAAAATACCATGAACTTTTGAATTTAACAATAAATTTATCAAAAAAATATCGTTATATTTCAAATGTTAGAAATAGTAATGAAATGGTTTGTTATTTAATGATTTTTATGAATTATCATTGTGCTATTGAATTATTAAAACATAATACAGGAATTTTTAGAACAACAACAACTATAAAAAAGTTAATAAAGTCATCAGAAGAGTTGCCAGATAATCTACCTGAAGAAGTGTCAAAGTTTATTAAAATTTGGAATAGTAGTGCGGGTAGTTATATAGATGTATCTGAATTAAAAAATGAAAACACTACGAGACATGAATTATTGGATATGGATGCTTATATTCATATAACAAGTCCCATAAGAAGACTTGTTGATTTGTTAAATATTATTAAATTACAAAAATGTCTTGGTTTAATTTATTTGTCTGAAAATGTTGAAAAATTTTATGATAAATGGTTGAATGATTTAGAATATATAAATACCACAATGCGTTCAATTAGAAAAGTTCAAAATGATTGTACTCTTTTGGATTTGTGTAATAATAATCCTGATGTAATGACCAAAAAATATAATGGTTATTTATTTGAAAAAATGTTGAAAAATGATGGTTTATATCAATATATAGTATTCTTGCCTGATTTAAAACTCTCATCAAGAATAACAATGAGAGAATGTGTTTCTAATTATGAATGTAAAAGATTTAAATTGTATTTATTTAATGATGAAGAAAAATTTAAAATGAAAATAAGATTACAAATGGTTGAATAATTTACTATTTAATCTTTATCAATTAATATTTCTTTAGAAATATTTTTTATTATTTTATTTTCATTATCAACGTCTTCGTTACCTGAACCTCCATAAGCTTCAATAAAAAGTTTTGTGTATTTGTCAGAAAATTTTGAATCACTATCCATACATTCAGGATACTTATCTTTAAAATCAAAAAGAAGTTTGCTGTTTCTTTTTGCTAATACTTTAATAGCTTTTCTTATTTTTTTATGGTGGTCCTCATCTTTTTCCCATTTGTTATCATCTTTCACATAAATTATTTCTCTTTTTTTATCAGTGCAATGAACAGGTCTTTGTGTTTCATCTAAAGCATTTAAATTTTGTATTATTATTTTTGATATACCGTTAACAAAACCAACTTTACCAACATTTTCTAAATCAGATAATTGTAATTTAATAGAATTAACAAAATCCATAATATTCATTGCGTCTTTACACGTTTCATTTAGAAAAAATTGTAAGTTAAATGATTTGTTATGAGAGTTTGTGTTATTAGTAGTATTATTGGTTGTGTTATTTATATGTGTTCCACTCTTTATAACTTCTAATAATTCGGTATTTTGTTTAATAAGCATCATAATTAAGTCTTTATCACTTGGTTCGCTGGTTAATTTGTTAAATTTATTTTCATTTTCGTTCTTACATAAATTTTTAAAATTACAAGTTTTATTATGATACCACAAACTATTTCTTGCTTTATACACCTTATTACAGTTTTGACAAACAAATTTTATGTTGCTTTTTTGATGTTCTATGGCATTCAAATTTGTTCTATTTTTGTGTTTTGATGTAATCAAATGAGATTCATAATTACTTTTTTTAGAGCATATAAAGTCACAGCTATTACAACAATATATTATGGCATTTTTCGGCATTTTTTTCATTCTAAATGTTCTAAAATATTAGAACAAAAAAAATTCCAATAAAATACGAAAAAAAATTTATCATAACAAAAATAAATATTTTAACAAAATTGTATGACGATAATTTTCATTTATGGTCACAACGATAAATTTTTGAAAGTCTTTTAAGGATTTTCAAAAATGGACAAAAATAAATGTCCAAAATTGAAAACCAAAAACACTTTTTGAGTAACTTTTTCTTTAAAAATAATAAATTTGTAAAATAACTTAAAGAAAAAAAAATTATTCAGTGTTTTGTTTTATTTTTTTTATCTTTCTTTTTAGTCGGTGTAATTGTAATTGTTTGTTGAACAACACCAAAACCTGGTATGTAGTTTATCGCACCATAAATAGAAGTATTATAATGATACAATTTTTCTACAATAAATATAATTATTAAAATTAAAATAAACAATATTACTTGTTTATAATAACAATTTATGTACTTAATAAATGGTCTTATAGGATTCCAAGATGAATATTCTGTTGTAAAACAAATAGAATTTTGATTTAAACATTGATAATGAGAATTTATTTTGGTTAAATTAATAATATTATATTCTTGTTCAGTTTGTTGTAGTGTTTTATCTAAAGCACTACCAATAATACTTTTATAATGTGTATTTTCTAAAATTTTGAATACCTTGTCCCATATTGGATGATTTTTCTCCATTCCCATAAAACAAGAACAATATTTTGGTTTATCAAATTGATATATATATTCTAAAAAATCAATTTTAGAACTAGCAATATAAATAGTATATTTTTTTTCTTTTTTGTTTAAAAATAATTTATCAAATGAGGAAATACATTCAAAATCATAATCATAATACAAGCCGCCATATTCTTTCATAATAACATATCTTGCAATATCACTTTTTGTGGCTTCAGTTGTAATAATTCCAGATAAATTTTTAGCATTTTTATAAATAGCTAGAATTGTAGGATATTTCTTTAACAATTTTTTTATCATTAATTCATCCCAAATAATAAATTCCCATTCAGGATTAAGTTTTTTAATTTTTTCTTGATTAATTTTGTTTATATTAGGTAAATTATTATATCCTTGTATCCATATATTATGTATAATTTTCGGTATCATATATAATATAAACTGAAAAAAATAGTATATATAATTTTATTCATTTTTATGAATAAATTATTAATGATTTGTTAAACCAAATTTGTTGTTAAGAATATTAGTTTTTGTTTGATTTTTTCTTTGTAATTTTCGTTTAATTTGATATGTATTTGAAGGAATGATTTTGTTATTTATGATAAAGTCATCATTATCTTCGTGTAGTTCTGGTAAAGTTCTTGTAAGGGGTTTATCTATTACTAAAAATAACCTTTCATTTTTTAATAATGAACGATATTCTTGAATACTAAGATTTCCATAAAATTTTTCCAACATATAAAAAGGATTTGGTGCTGGTTTAATATTTTTTTTAAAATCATATATTTTTGAATAAATGTGATTTAAAAGATGATAACGTTCAAATTTTGAAGAACTGTCAATATTTTCTTGCATTAAATGTGCTGTTGCACATTCAGGACTACAAAAACAACCATAGACATGATAAGAGTTTTTAATAAAAAACTTAGGAATATAAATAGGTGGATTATCAAAATCATAAGTACACCAAAAACAAGCAGATTTTTTGTCACTAATATTGTTAATATGTAAATTATGTTCTAATATTTTGATTTTTTTCCAAATTTCTGTGACATTATCATTTTTGTAATTTTCTTCACAATCATTTATAGAAGATTCATCATCAAAGGTTGTATTTGCGTTAAAATTATCATTAAAGGTTTGAGTATCTAATAGATAACTGATAGGATTGTTTGTTATGATTTCATAAGGAAGGTCAGTTTTATTAGAAATATTATATGAATCTACATTATCATTTAATAAATTATTATGTAAATCTTTTAAAGAACATTTTAAATGTAATATAACATTTGTTTTGGTTTCTGTATTTTTTAAATTTTGAGTAATTTGTTGAATAATTTTACCACCTTTGGGTTTTCTGCCACGTTTTTTAATAGGTTTTGTAATACAACTATCAGTATTAAGTATATCTAAATCTTCATCGGAGTTTATTTTATTTTCATCTTCTTTAATTAACTCGTTAATTTCATGTATAATTAAAGTATTTTCATTTATTTTATTAGTTGTTTCTTCAAAATTACAATTTATATTGTTTGTATTATCATTTTGTAATTGAATATTTTCAAATGATTTTGTAATTGGTTCTTTAATTTGTTCGTTATTTTCTTTCTTAGATTTTCTACCTCGTTTTGATTTTTGTGCTAGGTTTGATGATTCGGAAATTTTCATATTTTCTAATGGTAAAGGATTAACGGTCATTTTTTTTGTGCGTGGCATAAATAAAAAACTATAATTAATGTTCTATTAATGAATTTAAGTTGTTTTATAATATATTAAATTCAACATACATTTACTTATTGTTAGTAGTTATTTTACAATTTGGTTTTTCAAAACACTCTCTACATACAGGTAAATAATTATCACTTCCAACAATGGTTTGTGTAACTTCTTCAGTAATTCTTTTTGAAAATATACCAAGTGTTCCATTTTTACATATAGAACAAAATGATGTAAGTTTTGTAACTTTATCGCAATAAGGTATTAAATCAAGTATTTGACCAAACTTTTTTCGTTCAAAATCTCCATCTAAACCACTAATATATACTTTTTTGTTATGATTTAACATATCAATTACTACATCATACAAGTCACTAAAGAATTGTCCTTCATTTATTAATATAACATCAGCATTTTTAACTATTTCTGTCATATAATTTATTTCTATCCAAATATCTTTTATATTATTTACTTGAACACAAGGAATCATTATTTTATCGTGACTTGATAGCATAGTATCATGATACCTTGTATCAATCGCATGATTAATAACTACTACTGGTATTTCACAAAAAACACATTTTTTATAAATCTCAATGATTTTGCTAGTTTTACCAGCATACATTGGTCCTATAAAAAGCTCAAGAAATCCAGTTTTAACAGTTGATGTTGTCATATTGTTGATGTTAATTATATCCAGAAAATAATTTTAATTCATTTTTTTTTTGATTAGTGTAAAAAAATAAAAATAATAATTTTAAAATTTAAAGATTTAAAAATGTGGTTTTATATATTAAATAAAGATGAGTGGATTTGTTTGGGTAGAAAAATATAGACCAAAAGAATTTAATGATATTGTGTTAGACCCTCTAAATAAAAAAATTTTAATTAATATAATAAATACAGGATATTTTCCAAATCTTTTGTTTTATGGTCCTCCAGGAACTGGTAAAACAACAACAATAATAAATCTTATAAATGCGTATCAAGAAAAAATAAACAACAAAAAAAAAGATTTAATTATTCATTTAAATGCGTCTGACGAAAGAGGAATTGATATAATTAGAAATCAAATAAATTTATTTGTAAATTCTAAGCCGTTGTTTAATAATGGTATGAAGTTTGTAATATTAGATGAGGTTGATTACATGACAAAAAATGCTCAACAGGCTTTGCGATATTTATTACAAAATTATTCAAGTTCGGTTAGATTTTGTTTGATATGTAACTATATAAGTAAGATAGATGAAGGACTTCAAAATGAATTTATGCGTTTAAGATTCAATCAATTACCAAAAAATATGATAATTCAATTTTTAACAAATATATCAGAACATGAAAAATTGAATTTAAACAAAGAATCAATAATTAATATTCAGAATTTTTTTAAGTCTGATATTCGTAGTATGATAAATTTCATGCAGTCAAATCAAGATATTGTAAAATTATATGAATCAAATAATTTTAATTGTAATATAATTGAAAATAAAGTATGGGAAAATATATTGTCTAAACTGAAAAATAAAGAATCTTTGGAAGAAATAAATTCATTTATACATGAAATAAGTAAAAATTACAATATTGATAAAAAAAATATAATAAAAATTTTTTTAAATTATATTATTCGTAATAATTCAATACCACTTACTAAAAAATTTTTGGGTTTTGTTGAAAATATAATGCACTCTCAAAATTTAAATAATAATATTTATGTAAATTATTCAATTTCAACAATTTCAAACATTTCAACATTTTTATGATAAGCATTATATACAGTTAATCTTTTGTGTAATTTTATCATAAAATTATTTGGAGGTGAACTTTTTGTAGGATCAAATAAAACTTTTTCTAAACTGTATTGTTTTAGACTGTTTGATTGATTTATTGTATTTGAATTAATTTTAATAGGAGTACTATTTTTTTTGTCTTTGATTATATAAGGAAAGCTGCTCATATTTATATTATATATAAAAAAATAATTGAAATAGAAATAATATTAAAGAGTATAAAGAAATATCAAGATTAGATAGTATGTCCATATCAATGAATATAAACGATGAATGGAAAAATTTTCTTTCACCGAATTATGATGAGCAAACATCAGAGGATGAAAGCGAAATGAATGAAAATAATATTCAAATGAATCTTTCAGCAAATATTAAAAATGAATTGTCGTGTGATGAAATACCTAAAGCTTCTCCTATTTATATTTCTACCACAACGAAAATAGCTTATTTAAATACACATATTGATTTGAAAGAATTATTTTGGAAAACTCCAATACTTTCATATATTGAACCTAAAAATGGCGTTGTTAAAAAAGAAATGAAATTTAATTCAACAAATATTGAAGAAGTTGAAAAAATTAAGCAAAGATTATCAGGTGAAAGATATTTTAAAGATCAAGTCATTACAAGTATAAATAATCCTTCTGGTAAAATTAAGTTCAAAGACGTTCGCAAAATTTCTATAGGAATTTCTAAGAAAGATATTTTGAGTTATCGTTCAAAAGTAAAGAGTGCTTTTTATAATTGCTTTGTTGTAATTCTTAGAATTAAAGTAGATGATAAATTTAAAGAATTTCATGTAAAAATTTTTAATACTGGTAAAATGGAAATACCAGGAATTAAAAATGAAAAAACATTTAATCTTATTTTAGAACTAGTTATTAACATTTTACAACCACACACCAATGAAAAGTTAGATTATAAAAAAAATAGTAGTGAAACTGTTTTGATAAATTCTAACTTTAATTGTGGGTTTTATATTAATCGTGAGATTTTACACGATATATTAAAATACAAATACAATATTCAAACTATTTATGACCCATGCTCATATCCAGGAATACAAAATAAATTTTATTATAATCCAGATGTAAAAGAACAAAACGGTTGGCAAATTGCGGAAGATAAAAAAGAACTTTATAAAAATGTTAAGGATGTTTCATTCATGATTTTTAGGACTGGTAGTATTTTAATAAGTGGTAAATGTGATGAGTCTGTTTTAAATGTAATTTACGAATATCTTAAAAATATTTTGATAACTGAATATAAACAAATTTATCAATCTAATATAAAATCTGATGTATTAAATAAAGATAAAAAAAGGAAAATACGCAAAAAAAATATTACTATAAGCATAGGTGTAAATTAGGAAATAAGAAAATTTACAATTTTTTCGTTAGATTCATTTAATATAATTGATGTAACATTTTCAGAACAAATATTATTTTTTATATTGTTAAATCTAGAATTATTTTTAATTAATTTTTTAATTAATAAAAATAAAATATCAAAAAACTTATTTATATCTAAATCATAATTGTATAAAATATCTAATAGATTGTTTATTATAAAAAAATTTTGATTTATATTAAATTGTACAATATTTAACTTTTCATAAATAACTTCAAGTTTATCAATTAACATCATATTTGTTTCATTTAATTTTTCATTTAAATTAATTTTGTTCAGTAATATTTCTATAATATTTTTGTAAATTTGTGAATACTCATTAATAAAACTAAAAATTTGTTTTGTTTGATTTGTTTGTGTTAAATTTGTTTTAATATTATTATTAATTTCAAAAATAGTCTTTTTGTATACATAAGTTGTAGCATCTCTTGAATTTAATTGTAAATAAATGTGTTGGTCTTCAGAGATTTGCTCAATAAATTCTACATAAAGGTAATATGATTTTTGACAATGATAAAAAGTTAAATCAATATTTTTTGTGTAAAGCAATAAATTTAAAAAAATATTGGTGATTGTATCATAACCTCTTAAAATGATAAATCGTGATATATTAATATTATTTATTTTTAATTTTTCCAAAATGAATTTAAAATATTCAATTATTAATTCTAGATATTTATTCATTACATTGTTCAAATTACAATCTAAAGTTTTATTATAGTTTTTCAATATCTGTAAAGAATAAATATTATCTTTATTAAAAATAGATTTCATTATATTTAAATAATATTTTAAATAATTTTTTTAAATTAGTATTTAAAGACTTATAAATTAAAATAATATAAATGTCTGAAGTTAAATCTAGTGTTACTGACTCAAACTATAGATTACCTAGTGATACTACTTTAAAACATGCTACCAAGCTTAGTATTGTTGAAGATAAACCACTTATGTTAGATTATTGGACTTCCTCTTTAGATAAAAAAGCATTAGTTGGTGTTAAAACAACTGGTGAGAAACTTTTAGTTAAGTCAGAAGATGAGTACACATCAGGGATTTCAAAGTTTTATAAAAGTAGTGAAGAGTATATTATTATAACAGAGAATTCTATTTATATTGTTGCTTCTGATATTCCTACTAGAAAAATCTCATAAATATAATTACATAATAAATGTTTGTGAATTATTTGTTACATTTTATCATAACAAATAATTGTAAACCCAAAGAATATAATATATTTTTGTGATTATACGATAAAAAAAATAAAATAAAATATCTTAACATAAAAATGTTAAGAAATAATTTTGTTATTTTTAACATAAAACAATTGATTTTAAATATAAAGGTTCAGACTGATAAAAATGAAATTAAAAATAGGATTAAAAATACTTATTTTAACAAAATAATTACAAATAATTGTGTTGAAACACATATAAAAAAATAATTTTATTTATTAATGATTTATATTAACCATATTAAAAAAGCTGTTTTCATTCATATTCCAAAAACAGGAGGAAGTTATATAGGACCTACATTAGTAAAATATTATGGATTTAAAAGTTATTTACATCTTATTTTAAAAAGAAGACCAGACCATAATTTTATATGTAAGTCAAATAATTTTAAAAAGGTTTTAACAGGAAATAAAGTTTATGATAATTCATTTTTTAATAAATATATTGGATTATTATTGTATTGTAAAACAAGTAATTATTTGAATGAAAAAATGAATATGAATGATGATAAATGGAATACATACAAAAAATTTTGTTTTGTAAGACATCCTTATGAAAGAGCTTTGTCAGGATGGAAACATTTCAACATAATTTTAAATACAAATGATGTATTTTTTGATTATATAAACAATAATAAATATGATGTAAGTGACATTGAATATGGTCATATATTTATGAATCAAGTTGAACAAATTTCAAATTTAGATGGTAGTTGTGGTGTAGATATAATTGGTAAATTTGAAAATTTGGAGGAGGATTTTGTAATGATATTGAGAGAATTAGGTTTTGAAAAAATATTACATATACCAATAAAAGTAAATGTTTCAAATACTGATGAAATAGAAAATATGGCATTGGAACCAAAAACAATTAAAAGATTGAATGAGTTATTTTCAAATGATCTTGAATTATTACACTATAAACATTTAGTAATAACAAATTAGTAGTTTTAATTTTTGTAGTTTGATGCTAGATAATTACTATATAATTTTTGGTATTTATCTACAATTTCTTGTGTAACGACTATTTGTTTATTTGGTAAATAAGGACGGTAAAAATGATTGTGATATTTTTTATTATAATCAGCAAAATAATTTGGAAGTGATTGATTAGGAACATAAGAATAATTATAATTAGTGTTTGGAGTAAATCCTGATGGTACAGGTGTTTGTGCAGGATTTATATTTAAAAAAACCATATTGTTGTAACTTTTTTTGGGTTTTCCAGCTTTTGTATTACATTGTGTTTGTAAATTATGCCAATAATTATGTGTAATTCCTACTGATGGTGCTGTTCCCATTTTCATAGGTCCTGACCCACAATTATTGTCAATTTTATTGATGAGAGATTGAATAGATCTTACAACTTTTGATTTACCTGCCATTTTATATAATAGTTCAATATATTTTATTTACTAGATAAAATATATTTAGCTCCATTTGGGAATTGAACCCAAGACCTCCAGTTTACAAGACTGGTGCTCTACCTCTAAGCTAAAGGAGCAAACAATTTGGTTACACTAACCAAATAATATATCTAAGTAAAACAAATTCTAAATGTTATCAATCAAAAATATAATTTTATAAAATTTCTTTTAAACTTTTAATTTGTTCTTCTGTTAATTTATCAGGAAATTGAACATTAAAAATAAGTATTAAATTTCCAGTATGCGAATCTCTGGTAAGTCCCAAATTTGGTATTATTTTTTTATATTCTGGTCTAATTATATTACCATTTAAATTATTTAATGTATATGTTTTACCATTAATAAAATTTAATTGAAGATTGAATCCACAAAGAGATTCTTTGAGAGAAATATTTTTAATATATATTAAATCTAATCCAGACCTTTTATATTCTGTTTCATTTGTTATATGTACAAATATTTTTACATCTCCTTTTATGTTTTCATTCAATATATTTCCTTTGTTATTTAAAACAATAATTTCATTATGATCAATTCCTTGTGGAATTTTAATGTATAATGTTTCTTTTTCAAAAATTTTTGTGCCGTTTTCATTGATCCAACGTTCAACTTCTATAGGTATTGTAGTGCCTGAATAAACTTGTTCAATACTAATATTTACATTTTTAATAATTGGTGTAGGTTTATCAAATTGCTGTGAAATATTTACAGGTCGTCCATTGTGAAAAACACGAATATGTGGACTACCTAAACCACCTAGACCACCTAGACCACCTAGACCACCCATTCCAAAATGCATACTAGGGAAACTTTCAAAATCACCGAAAAAATCTTTAAAAATATCATTTGTATTTTCATTAAATTGTCCGTTAAAATTACTTGAATTCATACTATTCATTCTTACAAAAGGATTTTTGAGTTCAGCATCATATTGTTGCTTTTTGTCTTCATCGCTTAAAACTCCATAAGCGGCATTTATTTTTTTATATAATTCTGTAGCTTCTGAAGAACTATTCTTGTCTGGATGATATTTTAAAGAAAGACTTCTATAAGCTTTTTTAATTTCATCATGAGTCGCAGTTTCATTTACTCCTAAAGTATTATAAAAATTTTCTGACATTTTATATTATCAATAAAGATATACTTAAATATTAAATAACTAATATAAATTAATGGAACATGAAAATAAACTTTTTATTCATAAATTTCAACCAATATTTTTTAAAGATTTTGGATATAATGATGAAATTATTAATGTACTTAAAACATTTATTTTAATGGACAGTTTAAATATCCTTCTTATAGGAGATATTGCTTCTGGTAAAACTTCGCTTTTAAATTCAATTATTAGAGAATATTACAACAATTATTCTCCTAAAGAATATGAAAATAATATTCTTTATATAAATAGTCTTAAAGAACAAGGTATTAATTATTATAGGACAGATGTTAAAACTTTTTGTCAGACTTGTTCTACAATTCAAAATAAAAAAAAAATAATTATTCTTGATGATATTGATTTAATAAATGAGCAAAGCCAACAAGTTTTTAGAAATTGTATTGATAAATTTAGTCATAATGTTCATTTTGTAGCTTCGTGTAGTAATATACAAAAAGTAATTGAAAGTCTTCAATCTAGATTTAATATTATTAAAATTACACCAATACAGAAAGAAAATTTAGTTAAAATAATAAATTATATTAAACTAATTGAAAATATTGAAATAGAACCTGATGCCGAAGAATTTATTATTAATGTTTCAAATAATACAATAAAAATTTTAATTAATTATATGGAAAAATTTAAATTACTTAATCAAAAAATAACGCTTGATACGGCTCTTCATTTATGTTCTAATATAAGTTTTGTTACTTTTGAATTATATACAAATTATTTGAAATTACAAGAATTAGAAAAAGCAATAAAATTGATTTACGATATATATGAAAAAGGATATTCTGTAATGGATATATTAGATAATTATTTTATATTTATAAAAAATACAAATTTATTAAGTGAAAATGAAAAATATCTTATTATACCTTATTTATGTAAATATATAACAATTTTTCATAATATTCACGAAGATGAGATTGAATTAGCTTTATTTACTAATAATTTAATAAATATTTTGAATAATTAAAGTTTTTGAAAATTTAATATTATAATAAATATGTATAAAATAATGTCTACACAAATTTTTAAAAAAAATATACCAGATAACTTGATATTTGATTTATTAAATATAATTTGTATTAAAAATGATAAACATTTTGTTTTTAATTCAAATTCTTTCAAAAAAGGAGTATTTATGAATTTATTACAACCTTTTTTTGAAGAACTTAAACAATATTATAATAATTCAAAAAAAA